ATATAGTAAATTTATCTCTATGGTCTATAACAAATAAAGGTTTAGTAATATTACCTCCATGTACTAATTGAAACTTAATTAAAAAACCTTTAAATCCATAAGTATCATCAACAAAATTAACAATATCATTAATTATATATTCTTCTGAATTATTAATAATGATTTCCATAAATTCATTAACAATAGTTTCATAAGACATAATTAAATCATTTTTAGTAATAATACTCTTATCAGCGTCTTTTATTATATTATTACGAATATAATTATTCCAATTAGAAACGCAAGCATTAGTATATGCAATAATTCTATACATATCTATGTTATTAGTATATTCTTCATTTGAAAAACAACTATCTATAGTATTATTAAAGTTAACTTTATTACATATACTAAAACCTTCTCCAATTTCATTATATACAGTAGCACCTATATTTTTACTTATATATTCTAAAAAAGTATAACTTTTATTAGTAATATCATTTCGTAATAAATCTAATAAATTAGAAATAGGATTAGTTACAGATTGTCTAACAATTTCTTTTAATACAAAAACTTTATTACATTTATAAAAAGCACTTGACTTATTTTCATTAACAGGAGCAAGTTGACTACTATCACCAATAAATATAAGTTTAATATTTAATTGTTTACATTGTTCACATATATAGTTAACAATTTTAGAAGGAAGCATAGAGGCCTCATCTACTAATAACAATTTAATATCGTCAAGTTTTGGTTTAGCCATAGGATTAAATTGAGGATTATTAGGATCAAAATCTTCTAATCTTAAATCTAATCTTAAACCAAGAGTACTTTGAATAGTATCAACAGGTCTATTTCCAATAGCTTGACTAAACACTCTACATGCTTTATGAGTAGAAGAAGTACACTTAATTACACTATTACTATATTTACAATTATTAATAATGTATTTAGTAATAAAAGTTTTACCTGTACCACCAGCTCCAATTAATCCAACTATATATTTAGCCGGATTAAAAGGAGAAGCTATAAAATCAATAATGCCATCTATAGCTTTTTGTTGGTCATTAGTAAACTTATATTTATTATCATTATTATTTATACGTTCACCAATTTTAAATTCATTCATTTCTTTCTCTTAATATTTTATCAATACGAGCTTGATTAAGTTTATCATAATTATCTTTATATTCTTTAAAGATATTAGCTGCTTTATCGTCCTCGTAGTCAATATAACTTTTTTTAATATCAAAATATTGTTGTTTATCATAATTATTAACAACAATATTTCCTTTAACAATACAACCTACACAAAAAGGCAAATAATATAGAATATCAAGTTCTTGATTAAGATTATCACATCTAATATAAATATTACGAACAGATTTCTTTTCTAATTCTTGCATATAAATATTAGAAGCACCTTTACAAGTAAAACATTCTTGTTTAATTGGAATAATATTATCTTCTATTAAAACTTTATAAGAACCATCTTTATCAATAAAAACAATTCCTTTAGCTTTTCTAACTTTAATAGTATATTTTTCTTTAATAACTTTATATTTACCTTTGTTATTTTTCTTAACAGGAGCTGAAAAATCAAATGTTGCCATAATAATATATTTAATAAATTATTTTTTCATTAATTTTTTAGTAGACTTAACCATATCAAGTTTAAGTTGTTTTCTTTCTTTTTTAGAAGTTTTTCTATCATTATCATCACCAAATTCTCTATTAATAATTTTTCTATTATTATTAATAGTTTTAGGTCTAACATAAATATATCCACAATAATGACAAAGATAATCTATTTTTCCCCAAGTACCATTACCAACTTCATTAGAATCTTCTTTAACTTGTATTATTTTGTTAACATAATCAACAGAAACATCTGCTTTTTTAGTAATACTTCTAATAACACTCACTTCATCATAATTTTTCTTTTTCATAACTTTACGTGATTTAATTTGTTTATTAATACTATTATTTATATTTACAATAATGGCTCGGCTTTGCCTCGCCACACTATTCGTTCCCCCGTAGAGAAGTACATCGCATACCAGCTTTATATCTGCTTACTATACTACATAATAATTACAAAATAAAACTTTTGGTTCAGTCTTAGCTTCAACACCAATATCTTTTAATGTATCAATCTCCATATATTCTTTAGCTATACTATCTTCATAAACATGAATTAAACCTATAGCTTCTTCTTTACTTCTGGCAGCAATAACCATACCACCACCTCTATATCCTGCACTAACAGTTACACTATATAGTTTACAATTAATCATAATTAATATTTTTAGATTATGATAGCTGTTTTTAGCTTAATACAAAGATTTATGTTTAATTAAATGACTTGTATTACTTCATATATGATAATTCAATATTAAGCTAAAATTAGCTATTATAAAACGTTTAACGAATTAAGTTTGCTATATCTCGATAATCAATAATAAACTAACATAATAATTAACATTATAATCAATAATATAATTACAATACTTATTATAAATAAAAACAGGAACTTGTTTCACAACAAATCCCTGTCAAAACGGATAGGTAAATCCACAGTTTGGTTCATAACAACATCTCTTTTCACAAAGAGTTTTATTTTAGCAATAATACTATTATGAATATCTATAGTAAAAATAAATTGAAACAATGAATAAACAAACTATGATATACAATAATTGTATTATTGCTATTATTTCAATTTTGGTTTTTTTTCGGTTCTTCTTCATTAATAATCATATTAATAAGATCTTCTTTACGAAGTTTACTTAAGTCTTCTTTAGTAGGTTTATAAGAAGATTTATTACAACGTTCATTTCTTTTATTGACAATATCTTTAATATTATCTTTAACTTGTTTGCAAATATAATAGCTATATTTACTTAAAATGATTTCAATATCCTTAACAATATTATAATAATTATCTATTTCATCTGCGTCAAGAAGTTCTAATTCTTCTCTACTAACTTTTTTAAGATTATTAAGAGCAATAATAATATTTTGATGAAGTAAATTGTCAACTTCATTATAATCTTTAACCCAATCAACAAAAAGTTTAGTATCAGCAATCATATCTTTAAATATATTGCTTTTACTTTTATCAAAAGACTCTTTAATACTATTAGCAATTTTATCTATTAAATTACTAATACTTTGTTTAGAGCTATCAAATTCAATTGTTTTTAGTTTCATAATAAATAAGTTTACTAAATTAATAATTTAAAAGATAGTGTTACTATTATCACTAACCGTAACACTTATAACTATGAAAGTTCTAAAACAAGCGTGTTCAATTATTACTAATTCTCATACTTTAAGATTTCAGGTTCAATCACAAAATGTATCAAATTCTTCGTCATCTTCATCTGGCATATCATTCCAATTTACATCATCATAATCTGTATCATAAAGATAACTTGGAATTTCAACTTCAACAGATATATCGTTATTATTATCTTCCATAATCATAATCATAAGATTAAGTCTGAATCCCCGTAAAGGAATCAATTATATATCGTTCTTCTCTACGGGGATTCAGACTAAATATATTTTAATCTTCAACATCAACAGTTTTAATATCTGCATTCTGTTTATTAAGTTCGATTATCTTATCAATATTAGCAGAAGAAATATCAGTAAGACAATCATCATTTAATTCTTCAGAACAAAACTTATTAATAGTTTCTTGTGCAGTCTCTGCAAAACATTGGAAAGAAGCAATTAAACTGTTAATGAAAAAAGTTTCATTATAATTATACTCACGATTCAAACCGTTAGTATTTACAACAAACTTATTCCAAAGAAATTTAACATAAGGACGTTTAGCCTTAATTTCATCTCTTGTAAATAAAGTATTGATAATACCTTTTGCAGCAAATCTACGAATTTCTGCATTAAATTTAATAATAAATACAATTTCAAGAATATGTTTAGGAAGTTTAGCATATCTTTCAGGAACATAAGTACGTTTACGTTCTTTTTTGTCTTTATTATCTTGTTTACTTCTATAAGAACCATTAATAGGTCTTATAATATTTTCGTTAACACCTTCATTTTCTTTTTGAGAATTAACACCGTTATCGTTAACAGACTTTCTTAAATTCTCAACAACAGATTGTTCAATGTCCATAATTTTGTTTGTTTAAAGATTAATAGTAAGATTAATATTTTCTGTAAATATAAAAACAATTACAATACCATACAAGATATTTAATATATTTTTTTCGTCATATGTTTAACTTCTTGATTATAATCATGCTAAAAAGCATATTATAGGCTTAACAGCATAAATAATGTAATAATATCAACAATAATCATATTATAAACAATATAAATATTAGTAGTAACAATATTTCTATCATTACTACTAATATTATATGTTATAATTAGAAGCCCATCAACTTGTCTGCAAATCTCGCAGCCATCTTTTCTCCAGTTTTACCAAGTTTAAAACCAATAATATGATTAATAATAACATCATGATCATAAACTTGAACAGTAGCATCATTTCTTGTACTAAATGGATTAGTAAATTGTTCTCCAGCAACAATTTCTTGTTGAAGAATATCAACACTACCTCCATTAAATATCAAGTTAAGAGCTTGAGGATTATCAAGAAGAGCATTAGCCATCCAACCAAGTTCATCATCTTCTTTAAGTGCTCCAACAATAGCATATAAAGAAGTAAATAAGGTATTAGTCATACCTTCTTGATAAGTAATACCATTATCGTTACTTACAAAGCCACGAATAGGATTACTAAGAGTAAAGCTAACCATAGTATAGTTATCTTTCTCAGTAAAGTTTACGTTTTTAATTCTAACAGAATTAATACGTTTACAACCAGCAGCAATTAATTTCTTAATGCAGTTTTGATAACCAACATTAACCGTTTCATTACTTGCATTTTCAGCACCATTTTCAACTTGAACACTAACTTGTTCTACAGTTGCAGCATTTTCTTTAGCCATAACTAATAATTTTTAATTGTTAATAATGATAATTATAATGATAACGTTAATAAAACTATTAAAAGTCTTATCAATCACATATCCAAAATTTATTATGTTATTGTATGAGGTGAATAAATATATTATTCAATAAGTAAAGCTGTTGCTAAACCTATTGAATAATATAATAATCATAAATTTTGTATTACTAATACTGATGTAAATAGAAATATCACTAAATATAATACTATTTTTATAGTATCTTCAAGTCTTATTGAATTTCCTATTTGTTTTATTTTTATAAAACATATTGCAGTTACTACTGCATATATTATTCCTAATAATATTAATTTGATCATATCTGTTTAAGTTTTATATTGTGTTACACAAAAGATTTTATATAAGAGTTATAAACTGTAACTTACTATAACTTAATAACATAAAGTTATACGTAGTTAAAGAGTGAGTCTTAAACTTGTTTAAGACGAACCTAATCAAACAAAAGCAAATAAAGCTCTTAAAATAGTTATTAAACAAGTTAGAACAAAGGCTAAAATTAAAGATTTAAGTAAAGTTATTT